GTACTTTTTCGCTAGTTTCGGATTCGTCGCGTACAGGAACCTCATCTGTGCTTTGCTCTGGAACGGCATCTTCTTCTGGTTTTTTAGTTAAATCTACTTTGATGACATTGTCATCTGTATTTTTTTGTTTTTTAAGATCAACTTTTACAACGTTGTCTTGTGTAGTTTCTTCAACTACTTCTTTGTTTTCTTCCATAATATAATATAATAATAATTAATAAATTTATAAGTTTCTTAGATCAAAGCCTTCTCCAATATTATTACTCATTGACTCAAAGTTTTTAGGTGTTTTACCACCTTTTCTTTGATCTATAAGTTCAGACTGTTGAGAAGCTTGTATTCTAGTTCTTTCGTCTTTACGATCTTCTTTTGTTTTTTCTCTATTTAACGCTTGTTGTGTTTCAACACCTTTTAACTGCATGTTATATTGAAACTCTAGTTGCATTAATTGTTTTTTAACTTCTGTTTCTTGTTGTAATTTTTGCAACTCTAATTGAGATTTTACTTGTTCAAGTTGTATTTCTGTTTGAGCCATAGATTGACTTTTCTGCATTTCAACTTGAGCAGCTTGTTGAGCGGCTTGTGCATTAGATTGAGATTGAGCTTGAATATTTTCCATTTGTAATCTTCTATCTTTTTGCTCTTTTTTACCTCTTCTTAATTTTAAAAGTTTATTTGCTAATTTTAAATTTTTAGTTTCTCTAATATCTATAGCATCTTCAAGCTCTATACTATTTTTTTGTAAAGCTACTTGTATATTGTTTTCAAGCATTTGCTTTTCTTCTTCATCAGGTTGAAGTTGTATAAATATACCAAAGTCATATAAATACAAGTCTTCTATTTCTTGTAACGTAGCAACGTTGTGAGAGCCTATAGCTTGTATAAAAGCTTCTTTTGTAGGTGAGTACTCAAGTATATCAGATATTCTAAGCGATAACTGCTCTGCTATTTCTGCTGTTAAAAATAAACCTGCCTGCAACACGTGTCTTGTTGCTGTGTTACTATTAGCTGCAGCTAGTTTTTGAACACCTACCAAAGCGTTTTTATCAGGCGTACTACCGTCTCTAGCTTCATTAAGACCTGTAGTGTCTCTAATCATTTGCATGTAATAATTATAATTAGCTATTAAAGCTTGTATTTTATTACCACCATTACCACTAGTTATTTCTTGTATAGGTATTTTACCAGCATTTATATCACCTTCTTGAGTGTAAGATCTTCCAATAATACTACCAGTTTGGAAAAACATATTTAACGCTTCTTGTGGATTATAATTTGTACCGTTACCTAAATCAACTTCAGCTAATCCATCAGCATCTAAATAAACACCATCTGGTACCATGCGATTTAACACTTGTTGTAGTTTTAAATGTGTTAGCTGTATCATATCAGCAAAACCAGTAATACGTCTTACTAAACTTTCTATTTTACCTTTGTACATACGTGGAGCAACAATACTATAATTTAACATAACTTTAGTGTAGTCGCTTTTAGGTCGCATCATATTTTTAGACAACTCCCATTTTAAAAGTTTATTGCTACCTAATATTAAAGCGCCTTCATATAAAACTTCTATACTTCTATGTAGTCTTGTAAAATTACCTTCTTTGTCTTGTGGTGGATTAAAGTTGTCATCTTTTGCTATAGCTTTTTCTGCCCCACTACCAGTTTCTTTTACTTTATAAACTTCATTCATATAAGTTTTATAATCAAAGTATAAAACTTGAACTTTGTTGTTATCTTCTTCTTTGTAACCAGAAGATCCTTTTTGGTAATTACGCTGGTATGTTTTTTTGTTTTTAATTATATCTTCTAAATCTTCTTGCTCTAAAAACGGAAACTGTTTAGCTAGTTCGTTTATTGGTATCATTTTAACTTCACCTACATAATATATATCATCAAAATAAGGAGATTCAGTATATGAATAAACTAAATCAGCTGGGTCAACATACTTTATAACAGCACCTTCTGAAGTATTAAAGTCTGTTTTAGCAGCTCCAATTCCTAAAACAGTTAAATCGTAATAAAAACGTTTTTGTACTAAATCAAATTTATTTCCTTCAAACAATAAATTTAAAGCTTGTTCTTCAGCTAATTCTATAGGCTGCTTGTAATCTAACTGCATGTGTAGTTCTAACTCTTCTTTGCTTTCAGGTAAATTTATATCAGTTTGCCTAGTGTTTACATCAAACTGTACTTCATTAGCATCGTTTATATCTTTCAACTCCATGTCCATTAAAACAGCTTCCATGTAGTTAGTTCTTTGCTTAACACCAAATGGATCTATAGAATAAGCTTTAATATCGTAAGTTCTTTGAGACATACCATTTACTAATATGTCAACAAACTTAGGTATTATTGGAACAGGTGTCCAGTCTAAATTTAAATACGACAAATCACCGTTTATAGATAACTCATCTTTATATTTTTGTGGTGATTGCTCACCTCTAGCGTATAACCTTAATTCGTGAAAATTATTTTTATTACTAGTATATCTTGATTGATTGTTGTCGTCGTAAAACCATTCAGCTTCAATAGCTTTTGCTACCTTTAAACCGTAATCATAGCTAAGCTTTTCAGCGTCGCTTACAACTTGACTTGGAAAATAACCTTTTGCAGACTCTGCCATATTTATTTTTTAATTAATTTAGATGTATTGCCTTGGTTTGAATATTTAGCAATACTTATATTTACTTTTGGTTTTTCTATTTTGGCATTTGGTCTATATAAATGCCTATTACAAGCCATTATAGCAAGACCAGAGCTAATAGAAGCATCAAACTTAGTTCTTTTATTTATATCAAACTTTGCCCAGTCATTTAACAACTCGTTAAAATAACAATTACCAAACTGCCCTTGACTATTCATACCAACGTGGTTTTGAATATACATTTCAATAGCAGCGGCGTGAGCTTGTTTTATATCTTCACTTGTATTTGGTATACCACCTATTTCTTTTTCAGCTGTAGATAATTTATTCCATATTTTATCAGGCCTATTCATGCTGTAGCCTCTGTAGCCTCTACGCCTTAAATAATACAATAATCTTGGTTTGTTATTTTCAGCAAGTAATGGCATGCCGTAAAACACCAAAGCCATAAGTACATCTTCAAAAAATATATCTGCCGTTTGTGGTCTAGCTATGTATTCTAAAAAAAACTGATTTGGTGGGCAGTCTTCCATGCTAAACTTAGTTAAACCGTGTAAAGCACCTTTAGAACCTTTGCCATCTACAGTTCCTGATATATCGTAGCTATCACAACCAAAAGCACCTAAGTAGTCGTTGCCAGGATATTTAATACCATTTTTTATTATTATTCTATTTTGTAAATTACTAGGTGGTACCCAGCTTATTTTAAATCTACCTTTTGGATCTGGATAAAACACAACTTGTGTGTCTTTTATTCCATTAACCCATTGAAAATTACCTATAGAAATACCAAGTGTTCTTGACATTTCTTCATTGTAATCTATTTGCTCGTATAATTTAACTAAATTAAATATACTATTTTTTGTCTCATCTCTAAAAGCGTGCTCTGTAGTTCTTGGAAACTGTCTATAAAACTCATTTAAAGCGTCTTGATCACCTTTTAATCCTTCAGCTTCGTTTTGCCAGTGATCTATTATTCCGTAATCTATTAATTCTCCGTCTGGTCCGTAGACATCATCACTTGGATTATTAAAGACTGGATCTCCGTATTCATCAATAAATCCTTCGTAGTTCCACTCCATTGGGATAAAGAGAGAATATAAGCCAGACTTTGTTTGTCCATTGCGATTTCGTTTTGATACATCTGAGTCATTGTATAGTTTTTTAAAGTTATCACCTCCTTTATCTAAAGAATTAGATGTTGAGCCCATCATACATTTACCTACTATTCTACTACCAAGACGTAAACAAGTTTTTGTTACACGCCAATTATTTAATATATTATCAGGTCTTTCCCATTTGCCGCTTTCATCGTGGACTAACAGTGTAAGCTTTTCTCCGTCATAACTGTTATCACCTGTATTTTTCCAATCGATAGTAGTATCAAGTCCAACCAAGTCTTCCTGCTTTTCGTTAGCAGTAATCTTTTTACGCGTGAACTTACTTGCAGGAACCCTATAAGCAAGTTCAGACTTAGGTCTATCCATACCGTCTTGAATCGGTTTAAAAAAGAACGGGTAATTAACTGATATTGGTACAACTTTGTCTGTAAACATTTTTTTTGCATCTGCTCCGCTTTTTGATAATATACCATATCTACTATCACTTGATATTGTAGCCAAGTTAACCGTTTCTGCTGAAGACATGAATGAAAAACCAGACCTACGATTTTTAAGATAGCACATACCGTAACATCTTTTATCGGCTTTACAAGCTTCCCAGAATATATAGAATAGTCTATTGGCTTCTCTAAAATCAGGTGCACCTACGTCTATTTTACTCCATTGTAAATACATATAGTGACTACCTGTTATATATGTTGGTTTGTTGTTATTCATAAACCAAAAACCTTCGTCTCTTCGCTTAAACTCCTCGTCTATATAATCGTACCATTGATCTTTAGCCTCTTCAGGATACGCCCTCCAATCAAATATATTTTTAAGTCTTGCTAATTCTTTAGGATATTCTAATCTTTGCCATTTGCGCTTGTCATGCACGTGCAGGTTGGTTGGCACTTTTGGTAAAGCAATTCGTAAGCCTTGCACTTCAATGATTTCGCCAATTGTACCGCTTTTTGATATAATGATAATATCGTGTTCTTTATTATATCCATATTTCCATTTTTTACCCCTATTCATACGAGTTATAGTCGTACGTTTAACAGGTTCTATTATTTCAACTAATGTTTGTTCGTAACTCATTTTGACCTACCTTCAGCAAAGCCTTTAAATACTTTGTCTTTTTTATCAATATCTTTACCTTCAAGTATACTTTCTTCTTCTTGTATTCTATTTAGTATTTCAAAAGCATCAAATATAGCTAACTTTTTTGTAGCCGCTGCATTTTTTAATCTATCAGTACTAACATCGTCTTCTGTGTTTGTAATAATTTTTTCTTTAGCAACGTTAATTAGTTCTTCAACTGCTTTGTGCCCAGCTTGGATTATAAGCTTCTTCGTTTCCTTGATATTCATATTTAATTGTAATAAATTTAGTGTACACTCTATACAACAGCTCTCCATCAATAACAAACTCATAATTAGATATTGGTGTAAAACCTACGAGATCATTTACTTTAAAACTGCCGTCAGTATATTTTATAATACCAATGTTTTCTTGTGTTTCGCTATTAGTGTATTTGTTTTTGTTTTTTATAGGCTTAACCCAACAAAAACCTTTAGGTGATTGCCACTCCCAAAATTTTTTATATAAAAATATTTGATCTGGCTGTACGATATAGGTTTTTTCATTAAAATAACTTTTGCTATTTTTTTCTATACCGTGCTGATTATGCCACCTGCGAAAAACATTGTGATGAACTATAACATCATCGTTTATCTCTATACTTGTATCACCAATTATAGGTGTCGATATAACTTTTGCTTTTCTGTTAACGTATTGATGGTTGAAGATTTCAGTGTTAATAATTAACTCTTTATCTCCAACCTTCTTTACGTTATTATATCTTTTTCCTATAGGCGTTACAACAAAGCTGTAAACGCTTTTCATTAGTATTCTAGATTATACTCTACTGATACAGCCATGTTTTTATTAAAGTCTTTCCATGGTAAAACATCTTTATTTTTTCTAATATATATTGAAAACTTTTCGTCTTCTTCTATTATATCACAAATAGTATGTCCACCGTATACTTCTTGACCAACAGCATAGTGCATAGCATCGTTTTTATAATCTTTACCGATACTAATTTTTCTTATCAGCTTGCTCATTTTCTGGGTATTTTATTGTACCGTCTTCAATATTAATGTTTACAGTTCCATACTGTTCTTCAAGTTCAGTTTGAATAACTTTGAGTTCTCCTTGTAAACTTTGTACTGTATGCAGCAAAGTATGTTTACCTGCTTCATACCTACCTATTTCCATTTGAGCTTTATTAATATTACTAACGATTGTTTGTATTTTATTTAATTGTTCGTCAGTTACTTTTTCTGGTTTTAAGTCAACCAACTTTTCTTTTTTTGCCATTTTATTTAATTTAAGTTAATTTATTTATTTATTGTTCAAATCCAAGTTTAATTTTATATGGATTTGCGTTTAACAGTTCATCTTCATCAGCTATGTCTACAGTTGTATTAGCTTCTGAAAATGTTAATGTAGTAGCTTCTACTTTAGTCAACGTACCAGGTATTGGAGTATCTAAATCGTGTACATATACTTGATCGCCTATACTAAATAGTTTTCTAGCATCTACAGTTTTAACAGTTACAGTTGTAGATTGAGCAGAAGAAGCATCAACTGCTCCATTAGCTACAACTCCAGTTCCGTAATTTCTTCCAGTTACATGAATTCCAGCTACGTATAGTTTACCAAATCCTTTTGTTGTACCAGTATTAGGTTCCGTGTCCATTACAGTTGGACCTCCAAGATCGGTATCAGCACCGTTACCAGGCGCTGTATAAACAACTCTTGTAGGAATTTTACCTAACGTACCATCTCCAGCTACACCTTCTAATCTAAAAGCTCCAACTAAATGATTTGACCAAGAGTTAGTTCCACTCATTGCAGCACCTGGTGCCGCGTTAATAGCACCTAAAGAAGGTGGTGCAACACCATCTATTGATTTTGCAAATAATAATTCAAGATCAATAGCAGAATTAGCAACCGCCCCGTCTTCACCGTTTGCAACAGCTATAATACTTCTTAGCAGGCTAGATCCATTAGGAACATCTACTGCCGTCCAATCAAATACTATATCACCATTAGCTACATCATCTGTACCGTTATTGTTAGCGACGGTTCCATTAATACAATCTGGATTTACATTTACACTAAAAAATTTTCCCATAATTTTATTTTTTTACTTTTTCTAGTGATCTACCGCCAAAATAAGCACCAATCACTGTTATTAATACTAATTGTAAAAGATCTACATAAGAGTCTTTTACATCAAAATTTATAAAGCCAGCGTCTATAAATACTAATAACACTGTGCTCACTACTAAGAACACTAACACTAGCGGTCTTATATTCTTACTTAGCCATGAATCGCTATTCATGTCTAACTTCCATCTTTCAGTTACTTGCTTTTGCATTTCAGCCTCGTAACTCATAATTAAATCTTTTATTTTTGCTTCAGCTGCTAACTTTTCTTCGTCAGTAGTAGTTAAGCTATCTATAACATTACCTACGTTTTGCACTAATTTACCAGCTCCGGCTGAAAATACTTTACTTAATATACTCATAATTATTTATTTAATATCCACCACCACCGCCACCACTCGAGCTAGTTGATGAAGTAGGCGTTGGATTAATTCTTACGTTTCTTACTTGTTGGGGCGTTATAGTGTTTACAGGACCTACATTCATTGCCGCTGTAATAGTAGCATGATCAGTGCCACCCATATAACCAATTTGACCTAAAATGTTGTGCGTGTGATGTCCAGTTAAATTGTATTGACTAGCCCAAAGTTCTGCTTCTGCTACTGTAGTATACAAAGGCACACCATCTATATTTGTTATAAAACTCATCTCATACCATTATTTGCGTCATGTTCCCAAGGAAAATCACTGCTACCAGCTTCTTTTGCAACACCATCAACAATAATCATATCTTTACCGTTAATATCTTTTCTTTCGTACTTAACACCATTAAACTTAACAAAGTCATCACCATAAGATAATTTACCGACTTTCATATCAGTAGCATGTCTCATCTCGTGGTTTATAACTTCTTTTTCCTCCTCACTACCAGGCACTATGTTTTCGTTTATATATATTGTGCCGTCCATATTAGCCTCACCCATAACACCAGGTGCTAAAGGTTTTCTAATAACAGGTGTACCAGGCACAGAAGCATCGTCGCCAGCTTCTTGACCAAACTTCATTTTAGTTCTTAAACTACCACTTGTCATATAAGGCTTATAGCCTTTACCTAGTTTATACCCCATTATCTATCAATATCTTTTATCATATCATCTATAGCTTTATTATAAACTTTATCTGTATACGATTTGTTATTAAAAAAAGTGCTACGCTCAGATATAGGCAAGTCTTCTTCACCTAGCAACACCCTATATATTCTACTTATTAATTGAGAACATTTAAACGATGTTTTAAATACAGAGTATTTAATTGTTGTTCTGTTACGATGTCTCCAAGCTTCGATCCAACCATCGCGTCTTAACCGTTCCCATCTGTTTTTATCCCATGAATATGTATAAACTCCATTGATAAAATCGTTTCGTGTAAATCTTTTTTTACAATCTAAATAAATTAAAAGTTCTAAGTCTGCGTCTTTTAACCCGTAAGTTTTACAAGCCCACTTACGTGTGAGCCTGTAATACTTAAGGATATTCATTTCACGCAAATCTTGCGCGGTTAGTCTCATTTACTATTAATCAATAGCAAATGTTACTGTTGTTATTCCAGCTGGATTGCCATCAAAGTAAATTTCATTAAATGCGTCAGCAAATTTAATTAACTTACCATGATTTCTAGCATCAGTTATAACATCAGCTATAGACTTAGCTAACAAGTGATGAGCATTACTAGTGTGAGTTAAAGTAACTTTATCTTGATCTCCAGTATCACCAGTTGTTGGTTTAAAAGTTAACAAAGTGTTTGTAGCGTCAACAGCTTCAATATTTAATAATTGAGAAGCTGGTTTAACTATAGCTTGATCAACAGCATAAGGCTTTTCTAGTTTTAATGTAAAACCGTTTTCACCTGCAGTTGAACTAGCATCAATACCAAAAACAGGGTCTTGAGATGTAGTTTTTAAAGTAAACACACCTGTACCAGATCCAGCAGCATAAGTTACTGAAAAAGGAGATATTTGAACTACAGCGTCGTCAGCTACAGTTCCATAGTGAGTACCAAATACGTGTACATCAGCAGAACCGTCATTGTGAGCAGCATCCATTGTTAAGCTTACTAGTCCGTTGTGGAAAAAACCTTTACCGCTAGTTCTATCAGCATCAGAAATAGTTCCGTCCATCATTGCAGCAAAAGGCGCGCCATCAGCTACAGTAATTGTTTGAGCTGCAGCCTGTGTAGATGCTTTAGTCTTTGTAAAGTCATCTGAAAAATATAAATATACGTCGTTTATCATTTTATTTATTTTTATAGAGTTATAGCACCTACGCTGGTGATATGCTCAAGGTTAGTAAATCCAGTTAAATTATCATCTCCCACAACTATAAATCCATCTTTTGGATTAGCAGTTAGTGCGCTGTGTAGTGATTCTATAGCTTCAGTAGTCTGACCTTGTGTAAAATTCATTACAACAGTAGAAGTATCTAAAGCATTATCTACTTTATCAAAATGCATTGTTAAAGTAGTGTCGTTTAAAGGCTCAGTTCCTAAGTAGTTTGCTACTGGAACCATAAGGGCATCGTTTGATCCCGTTTCAAAATATGCAAATTTTATCATTTTCTTATTTTTTATTCAGTTAATAATTAGTTTTGAGAAACAGTTGGAGTTCCAGATAGTGCACCTCCTGGGTAACTAAAGTAAACGCTGTTAATAGCATCAGACATTGTTACAAACCTTTCGGTAGAATTTATTACTCCTGCAACTGCTCTAGCTAAATCTCTGAAATTTCCAGAAAATGTTACGCTAATCTTGTCTTCTTCTGCATTTTCAAAATCTTCGTTTTTGAAATAGAAGTCTGCAGCTGTAGCGCCAGTTTGATCTAATCCCATAAATCTAGATGCTTTGTAAGCACCAGATCCAGCGTTAGATAAATCAGCGTCTGCAAAATAAAGAATTGTTTCGTGATTATTCATTTTTCTTTTTTTTTAAATTAATATTTGTTTTTGTTTTAAAGTTTAAGGATTATGGATTATGGTTTAGGTTTAATCTATTAATACCACGTCACCAGATCTGATAACTTGGTATAATATGTCTTTATACTGAACACCGTGGCCTGCATGCTTATCGTAGTATACAGTATCGTTTTGTTTTATACCTTCAACTAAGTTGCCAACAGATATAGCTTTAGCCTTTATATACCTATTGTCATCATCTATATCTTCAGTAACAATAAGGCCAGCTATCTTTTTTTGTTCAGT